CCGGCGCGTTCTCCTGCTGACGCTGCCCGGCCTTCCGCGCGGCCCGCTCGTCCTCGAAGATCTCCAGCCGGCTGCGCAGATTCTCGATGTACGTCTCCTGCTGTTCGGTCAGACCGGTGGCCCGGCCCATCCGCTCCGTGTTCCGGATCTGCTGCTTCATTCTGCCGATCTCCCGGGTCAGTTTCTTGTCGCTGGCTCGTCCGGCTTCCTTCCGGATCTGCTCGTCGATCATGCCCCCGGCCTCGTCCGCGATCCGCTCCCGCGGCGTCGCCGGCTTCTGCTCCGGCATGCCGATCTCCTCCCGGGTGCTGGGCAGCACCCGGGGCGTTTCGTTGTCCGTCTCCGTCCGCGTACTGGGCAGGCCGATTTTCTCCCGGTTCCGCAGCTTCTCACGATTGGCCTCCACTTCTGTCTGCTGCGCCCGCTCTATGGCCGCCGCCTCCTCTTCGGCCGCCTCTCCAGCAGTCTGTACGGGCTCGTCGCCGTAGGCCGGTGCGTTTTCTTCCGTGGAATACTGTCCCGTGACCCACTGCAGCATCCTCGTGGGGAAGGTCATCGTCTTGTCCGTGCCCTCCACCTTGTTGACGAACTCCACCACAAGGTTATCTCCGCTCCTGCCGACCACCCGGCCGTAGTTGTTCCGGTCCAGCGCCTTTACCCCGGTATATCCGGGCACGGCCTGGTGCTCGTTCCCGTCCGCGTCCGTGATTTTTGGATAGCCTTCGTTCACGGCCCGCTCCGTGGCCTGTGCCTCGCTCTCCGCCGGCCTCGACAGCGATTCATCGATCACGTCTGTGTCGTTTCCTTGCCGGTTGTCCTGCGCGGCACTGTCAGCCGCCCAGATGGCGGAGAACGCCGCGTTGACGGCCGCTTCCCGGCTGTCATACATCCCCGTCATAAGACGCCCGCCGCCCAGTCCAAAGGCAGGCTGGACTACTGTGATGGCTGTCTGCCCGTTCTCATAGTTGGTCAGATGTAGGGAATACACGCCGCCGCCGGGCGTTTCCAGCCGGTGGACCCGCGGCCCCGGCCCTTCCGTGTCTGCCAGCGCCGCCTCCATGGCGCGTCCCCAGGCTTCCGCATCCCGCTCTTTGCTTCGCCGGGCTCTCTCGCGCTCCCGCTCCGCTTCCCGCAGCATGGCTTCCGTCCGCGTGTCCCGGCCACCGGGGCGCGGATTCCCCATTTCCTGCAGCTCCCGGCTCAGCGCCTGGATCAGCTGCAGCGTTCCCTTGTAGTCGAATTCCTGATCGTTCCGCTGTGTGGCCGCCTGATACGCCGCCGTCTGCGCGTCGTACTCCCGCTGCACGTCCTCCCGCGTCCGCACCGTGCTCGGCAGCCCCTGCGGCGCTTCCGTCGCTGCCGGTGCCGCGCTGTTGACGGTTTGCCCATTTTGTGGTATACTTACAGTATCCTGATTGGAAGGGGTGGTTCCTGTGTTTATCCGCTCATCTACCGGAAGAATAGTTGACGTGTTCTCCAACCCACGGAGAGAACTTGTAGATGGCGTTTGGGTACGGCTCTCCAAACCGCTCATTCCGGGTGAGCTTTGGGACGATGAAGCCGTTGAGCTGTCTCCCGCAGATGTTGCAAAGCTGGAGAAATCCGGCAAAGCAAGCTGAGCCCACATGTCTTTCCCTCGCTGCACATCAGCGATGTACTCTGGCGTAGGAACGAAATCCGGGTTTGCTTCTGCCTCCCGCCACTTGGCGTAAATTTCCTCGGTCTGCATCTTAACTTTCCATGCCTCCGGTGTGGAGAGCTGCAGCTCAATACCGATTCCCCCGTCATTCCATGTGACGTGCAGTCCCTTATACCCCTGAGAGGTGCTCTTTGCCTCCGCGGTATAGGGGATATTCTTTTTATCCAATTCTGCCAGAACGCGGGGAATATCCTCCCAGTCGTTCATCTCCAGATGCGTTCGGGCAAGGTCTTTCAGGGGATAAACGTCGCCGCCGCGCCCCCTCGCCTCGTTGCGGCGGATGCGGCTCTCGATGCTGGAGACAGACTTCTGCACTCCCGGTTCGTAATGGAATCCGAGTGCCGCCGCGATCTGCGCCATCTGGCTGTCAAGTCTCTGCTGTACAGGTGTGGCCCTCTGATACGCTTCCGTCGCTGCCGCCGTCACTGCCTCAGGGCTGAGCGCCGGACTCTCCGCGCTCGGCAGCCCTCTCGGCGCCTCTGTGGCGGCCTGTGGCACGTCCGTCGGCCACGGCAGCCCCGGGGGCGTCTCCTGTTCTACCTGCACTGCCCCAGCTCTCTGCGGGCCCTCTGCGCCCGTCTGTCCGCGCCTGGCGTTGACCGCTGCGCCGACAAGGGATCCGCCCACGCCGAAGAGAGCACCGGACACGGCCCCGCCGATGCCGCTCTGTACCGTGCTCCATACCCAGTCCACAAAAGCCTTCTGCTCCGCAGCCTGCCGGCTCATGCCGGGGTTGTCCTCCATAATGGCCTCCACCCCGCGCAGATACTGGCTCTGATCTCCCAGAAGGATCACGTCCGCCAGCGTGTTGAGCACGTCGCTGGCCACTTCCTCGCTGCCCTCTGCAAGCATCTGGCCGCCCGTGTTCTTCAGCGCCGTCATCAGCCATTCCCGGCCCTTCTTCCCGGCCAGCTTCTTCGGCTCGTCCAGCAGCTTATCAAGGCTGTATTTCTCCGTGATGGTCTCAACCGTCCCGGCGATCAGGCCCATGGCAAGGGCCGCTCTGTCGCTGTAGCCCTGCTCGTGGTACTCCTGCGCCGTGGCCGTGGCCGCGGAAGAGCCCAGGATCAGCGTGGCCGCCGGCAGCCCCAGGGCGCTCAGCCCGGCGATCACGGCGCTCTGCCCCATGCTCACCGCCAGCTGATAGGCCCCCATGTTCAGCCGCGTCCGTGCCTCCGCCTTCTCCTTGTCCCCGTCGAAGCGGTCAAGGTACCGCTGCAGCACCTTCTCCTGCTGCCCCTGCATCGTGGCCTGCCCCAGGGCATAGGCCGCCTGGCTGTTGTAGTCCACCGGGGTCTTCTCCCCCGTGAAGGGGTCCACCGGATTACTGATCCCCTGCATGAGGATATCGAAATACTGCGCGCCGCTGGCGATCCCCCAGCCCACGTTCCCGGCCCAGTTGGCAAGGCCGCTCCGGTCCTCCGCCCGCTCCCGCTGCTCCGCGGCCAGCTCCGCCACGTCCCGGGCGTTCTGCTGCTGCCGGGCGTAGCGCAGGATGCCGTTCACCTGCTCCGGGCTGTACCCCTGGGCGCGCAGCGCCTTGGTGATCTCCTGCGCCGCTGCCGCCGCTGTGGAGAACTCCCCGCTCAGCGCACCGTTGTCGGCGCTCTCCATGGTGGTGGCCAGCCGTGGGTATTCCTCCGTCACCTGCCGCCGCAGCTCCTCCGGCAGCCGCTCCAGCTCGCCCTGATAGATCAGATCCCGCTTCCCGCTCTCCAGCCCCTGAAGCTCCCTCTGCAGCGCGTCGATCTCCGCCTGGCGCACATACTGCTCCCTGTACTGCATGGGGCTGTAGCCGGCCACGCTGGCCAGAGGGGCCCGGGCCGACGGATCCCATACCCGCTCCGTCCCCTCGCTCTGCAGCGCCGCGATCCGCGCCTCGATCTCCGCGGCCCGCGCGTCGCTCTGCGTCGCGTTCTCCGGCTGCATCGTCTCCAGCAGCTGCGTATAAAGGTCGATGGTCCTCTGCTGCCGGGCCCGCTCGTTCCTGTCCGTCGTCTGGTCCTGCTGGTCCGCCGCTTCCCGCCGCCGGGCCTGAATGTCCCCGTACCCGGCGTTCAGCGTATAGTTGCCCTGTTCGTCGAAGCTCCCCACCCGGGAGAGGTCCCGGTACTGCTGTTCGCGCTGCATCGCCTCCAGCATCTCCGTGTAGGTATCCGCCATCGTCCGCTGCCGCGACCTTTCCGCCGCGTCTGCGGCCTCGTACTGCGCGGCAAGGGCGTGACGGCGCGCGGACATGATGTCTTCGGCTCCGGCGTTGAGAGTATAGTTGCCCTCTCTGTCGAAGTCCCCGAACTGCGCGTAGGCCAGATACCGCTGATAATCCGGCGATATGCTCCGCGCCGGGCTCCATGAGGTGTCCGGCGTGGACTTGTGGAAGATCAGGTTGCTGTAATCCTGCGTGCTCCCGCGCAGCGCCGCCCGCTGCCACGCGGGCAGATTTGCGTTATTTCCGGCGGGAGAGGCCGCCGAAGCCGCCTCTCCCTGTTCAATGGCTCTTTGATTGCCTGCCGAGATGGCAGCCTGTTTCCACGCGGGAACCTGTTTTTTCTTTGCCATCGTTTCCGCTCCTTACTCCTCCATGAAATAGTTCATGACCGTGTTCAGATCCCGGATCACGTTGTTCTGCCGGGTATCAACATATCCTTTGGCCGGGTCCTGATAGGAAAGATCCCTTTGCAGGTGTTCGATTGCCCCGTTCTGGTATGCCGCCCATGCGGCGTCCGACCAGTTTGCCTGATCGTTCAGATAGGCCGGCTGCGCGTTCAGTGCCTCTGCTACCGCCTGCCTTCCGGCCAGATCTGCGGCTCTCCAGTACGCGTTCTGCTGATCCGTCAGCGCTGTATTTTCTTCCGTCTTTCCGCTGCCGCGCCCTCCGCCGCCGGCCTTGGTATACCCCAGGCTCGCCGCCAGCTGCGGATTCTCCGCGATCCACGCCTTCTGCATCTGCGCCGCCTGCGCCGGCGTGAGGAGCCCCATCTCCACATAGCCGGAGAAGTCGCCCATGCTGGCCAGGAGCTCCGCCTGATTCTGCCGCTGCTGCTGCCCCTCGCTGTACCGGCCCTGCTCCAGCCCGGCCAGCTGCGCGTACAGAGCTTCTTCTGCGGCACGCCCCTCGCTGTACCGGCCCTGTTCCAGAGCCGCCAGCTGCGCGTACAGCGCGTTTTCCGCGTTCTGTCCCTCGGTATACCGGCCGTTCTCCAGCGCCATCAGCGCCTGCTGCAGCGCCGCCGTGTCGCTCCTGGTGTCGCTGTACCGTCCCGCCTCCGAGGCGTTAAGACTGTTGTAATAATCCGCCATGGCGGCCAATCTGCCTTGGCGTGCCGCGCTCTCCGCGGCGTAGCGCTCCTCCTCTCCCATGGCGGCCAGATCCGCCAGGGCGTTGAGCCGGGCCCGCTCGTTGGCGCCCAGATTCTCCCCGTAGCCGCTCTCCAGCTGCACGTTGCTGCTCTCCGCAAGCCCGCCGGTCATGCCCTGTGCGGCCAGCCGCTGGGGCAGCGTCCGCCGGGCGTTCATGTAGTCCTGATACAGCTGCCGGTTTGTCTGCCCGTACTGCTCGTCCAGCCGGCCCTGCTGCCGCTGGATCTCCGCCTGGCTCCGGGCGATGGCCGCCGCGGCCTCCTCGTCCTGGGCCGCCGTCATGCGGTCATAGAGCTCCTGATACCGCTGCGCCGCCTGGTCGTAGTAGCTGCCGCTCTGCTGTCCCAGCTGATCGTACATCTGCTGATACTGCGCCGCAGTGCGGTCGTAGTAGGAGTTCCGGCCCTGCTGCTGGCTGTCATACAGGTTCCGGTACTGCGCCGCCGTCTGGTCGTAGTAGGCGTTCCGGCCCTGCTGCTGCGTCTGATACAGCTGCTGCGCCTGCGCCGTCGTCTGGTCAAAATAGTTTCCCCCCTGCTGCTGGGGCTGCTGCACGGTCCCCTGCTTCCGCTGCCCGTTCTCGTCAATGTACGTCGCCGTCTCTGCCATCGCGTTCTCCTCCGTCTCTCGTCCTCCGTCGTTTTCTGGGGGCTTGGGGGTCCCCCCTCGTCCTCGCAAGCTCCGTATCGCTCACCCCGACCGCAAGCGGCAGGTTTCGCTCACTTCGCTGCTCGTCCTCTCCCATGCCGACCCGCTCCGCTGGGCTCGTCATGGGTTTCCTGTCACACCCCCGTCGGTACTCCCCTCAATACTGAGGGCAGCCCGTTGCCGCCGCCCGTCGGTGCCGGTCCTCCGCCGCCCATGTCCATTCCCGGCATGGCCTGCTCCGGCATCTGCGGTGCCTCGAACTTCTGCCTCCAGTCCTCGATGATGTCCTGCTTCCCCGGCAGATCCAGCAGCTCCAGCTGCGCCGCCCACAGCTTCCAGTTGTCCGGCGTGATCTGCGCCTGGGTCAGCGTCTGCAGCGCCTGCAGCGTCGCCTGCTTCCCGCGGATCACGTTGTCGGATGCCGTGATGCTCACGTCCACCCTGGGCCAGTAGGTCCACTCCTCCCGGACGGTCTCCCCGTTCTCGTCCAGCACCGCCGGCATGATCCGGCTCAGCGCGTCGGCGTTGTAGGCCACCGCCACCGCCTCCCGGTCGTGCTCCTCGTCCGCCCCAATGTACAGCAGCCGGTCGTCGTCGAAGAATTCCAGCGCCAGCCAGTCCAGCAGCTCATACAGCCGCTCGAAGCCCCGGTCCCGGTCGCTCTTCTTGATATCCGCCTGCCCCTGTGCGTCCTGCCGCAGCATGGCCATGCCCGTGGCGGTGTTCACCCGCTGGGCCTCCTTGCCCATGCTCGTCTCATAGTTGCGGTTGGCCCGCTCGATCTGTCCCCGCAGCCAGTCCACGCCCACCGCGCTGTTGCTCAGGCTGTTCACGCCGCCCAGCCGCCGCACGCTGTTGATCCTTCCCGGCTTGGTGGTGACCACGGCGCCGGGTTCGTTGGTGATCTCCGCCCCGTCCGCCAGAGCGCCCTCCTCCGCCAGGATGATGTCGTTGGCCAGCATGGCGTCCCCCAGGATCCCCATGGCCAGCTTCCGGTCCGCCGTGTCGATCAGATCCAGGATGGGGAACAGCTCGCTCTTGTTCCAGAAGCGGTTCTCGTCCTGCACCCGCCAGTAATGCACAAAGGGGAACAGTCTGCACTGCTTCCCCGTTTTCTTCCAGTAGTTCGGGATATACCGCAGCTCCCGGCCGCCCGCCTGGATGCTGCAGCCCACCGCGCCGGCCTCCCAACTCCCGCCGTCGTCCTCGCCGGCCTCCGGCTGCCGGAACCAGTGCTCCAGCACCTGCACCGTGTCGTCCACGTCGTCGATGGCGGTGGTCATGTCGAAGAGGCCGGCCACGTTCTCATACTCCGCGCCGAAGAGATCCGCGGGATCGATGCCCTTCTCCTTCAGCTCCCTGCCGAAGAGCTGCACGAAGCGCACCTTGTGCAGCCGGTAAACGTAGTCCACGTACTGTCCGTCCTGGATCGTGCCGTCCCGGACAGCCGGATCCGGATAGATGGCGTCCACCGGGATGTCTTTTACCCGGATGTCTCCCTCGTTCACGCCGCAGCGCATCTCCGCGTCCCAGTACGCCTTCCAGAAGGCGTCGCCGTACTTCAGCAGCCGCCGCTCGTTCCGGGTGTTCATGTCGTTGAGCCGGTTGTTCTCGCAGATATACCGCACCGCGTACTCCCGCTGCCGCGCCTTGGCGCTGTCCTGATCGTCGTCCCGGCCCCGGAATTCCGGCTCCGGCACCCCCGGGTCGATCTGGCTCTCCACGTTGATCCAGGCGTCCGGCAGACACGCCGGCAGCCAGGGCACGTCGTTGTCCCTGCACCAGTCCTTCACCTCGGCGGTGGCGTCGTGGATGAAGTTGTAGTAGTCGTTGTAGCGCGTCCACTCCGCCTCCACCACGGTCCGGGCGCTCTTGGCCTTGTGGAACAGCGCCTCCACCGTGGCCTCCCGGGTCTCCGCCGTGGAGTAGTCATACCCCGGCACCAGCGGCGCCTTCCGCTCCGCTCCGCTCTCCTTGTTCCGCTTGAACAGCCGTCCAGCCATTCTCTCGTCCTCCTTATGTTCCTATCAGCGCCGCCAGCGTCAGCGGTCCCGCCACGCCGTCCGCCTCCAGCCCCTTGTGGCGCTGGAACGCCTTCACCGCGCTCTCCGTGGCCGGCCCGAAATCTCCGTCTGCCCCGTCGATGCCGCAGGAGATCGCCCACTTGTGGATCAGCAGGATCTGTACGCTCAGCACCGCGCTCCCCGTGTCGCCCCGCTGCAGCATGGGCAGCTTCACGTCGTACAGTTTCGTCTGTGCCGGCGGCTCCCCGCCGCCCTCATAGCGCAGAATGACGTCCCAGGGATAGCTGTAATACCCCCGCACGGCGATCTCGCCGCCGGTCTGGTCGCCGCTCTGTCCGCCTGTCACGGCGCCCTTCTCGTTGTGGCTG